CTGCCGAGAAGGAAGCCACTGAGGCCAAGGCTGAGGCCAATCGGCTACGGCGTGCGAATGCAGCCACCAAGGGCACTGACCTTGAGGCGATTCGTGATGAGATTCGCGCTGAGTTCAACTCGGAGCGCCTTAAGGACAAGATTGCGCTTGCTGCTGCGGGCCGTTTGGCGGACCCGTCGGACGCTTCACGCTTCCTTGACCTTGACTCCCTTTCGGCTGACAAGCCGGATGACATCAAGGCTGCCCTAGAGAAGCTTCTGACCGATCGCCCGTACCTTGCTGCCAAGGACGGCGAGAAGGGTTGGGGCGACGTTGGCGGGGCCCAGCGTAAGCCTGCCAAGGCAGAGCCTGCCTCTCCGCTTGACCGAATTCGGCGGAGCTACGGCAACAACTAACCCCAACTGCTGAATTCAGTAGTTGCCTCCCTTATTGATTGGATGACCCATGGCACTAACTCTGCCTGAGGCTGCGAAGCTCTCGGAGAATGACCTACAGCGGGGCGTCATTGAGACGTTCGTTCAGGAATCTCCGGTTCTCGACCGTATCCCTTTCCTGACTATTCAGGGTAACGCTTACTCGTACAACGAGGAGGCGACGCTACCGGGTGTCGCGTTCCGTTCGGTGAACGAGACCTACACTGAGTCGACCGGTACGGTTAACCAGAAGTCGGAAAGCCTCGTGATTCTCGGTGGCTATGCCGATGTTGACCGGTTCATCGTTCAGACTCGCGGCAACCTGAATGATCAGCGTGCGGTTCAGACTCGCATGAAGGTTAAGGCTGCCTCGTACAAGTTCCAGGACACGTTTTTCAACGGTGACACTTCCGTTGACGCCAAGTCCTTTGACGGCCTCAAGAAGCGTCTGACCGGTGCTCAGGTTCTGAGCTCGGGCACCAACGGTGCGCCGATCGTGGGTAACGGCGGCTCTGACGCTTACACCTTCTTTGACCAGCTTGACGCGCTCGTTGCGCAGGTTCCGGGCCTGAACGGTGCGAACGGCGCTCTCTACGCCAACGCGTCGGTTATCGCGAAGATTCTTTCTGCGGGTCGGCGTCTCGGTGGTGTCGAAATGGTCCGCGAGGATCTGACCGGCAAGCGTGTTGTCACTTGGAACGGCATTCCGGTTCTTGACCCGGGTCAGACGGTTGCCGGTGCTGACATTCTCGCCAAGACCGAGACGCAGGGTACGGCAAACAACGCGTCGTCCATTTACGCGGTCAAGTTTGGTGCGGACGAGGGCGACCGCGCGGTTACGGCACTGACCAACGGTGGCGTTCACGTTGAGGACTTCGGCCTACTTCAGTCGGCCCCGGTCTACCGCACGTTTATTGAGTTCTTCACCGGTCTTGCCGTGTTCGGCGGTAAGGGTGCTGCGCGCCTGACCGGTGTCCTAGCTGCGTAAGGAGAGTGGATATGCCACCCGCCCGTAAGAAGGCGACGGCTCCCGCTCTTGAATGCCTCAAGGCTGACGCTTGTGGCTCCTCGTCTCGGGTTGAGAGCTTTAATGCTTCTCGCCCGGACGGGGAGCCGGTCAAGGTCACTCGTTGCATTGAGTGCGGTAGTAACAAGGTCGAGAACGACTCTTAAGGGGGCAGGATGCCGGAACTTCCCGCGCTAGCCACCCTTGAGGAGCTAGCCGCTTGGATGCAAACCGATCCGGTGGCACTTCCGGCGTCCGCCTCGCTCGTGCTGGATACAGCGTCTGCGATCGTGCGAGCAGAGGCCCGGCAGCATTTCACGCGGCGTACAACGACCGTGGACATGTTCCCGGAGACCATACGAGCGTGGGCCGGTCCGGTCCGTTGCTTTGTGGACTTGCCGCAGCGTCCCGTGTTGAGTGTGGCGTCTGTGCTGGACGAGGACGGTAACCCCGTCAAGTTCAAGCTCAAGCGGAGCACGCTGACCCTTGAACGGGTCTGTGAGGCTGTCTCCGTGACGTTCACGCACGGGTACGCGGAAACCCCCGGTGACGTTAAGGCAGTCGTTCTAAGCGCTGCCTCACGCGTCCTGAACAACCCCTCAGACATTCGGCAAGAGGCAGTAGGCAGCCTCTCTATCACGTATGCCGCTGAGACCATTGGGGCGAGCCTTGCCCCTGCCGACCGTGACCTACTCGCGCGCTATCGGCGTCGGGCAGCGTCTGTCAGGTGGGGCTAATGAGCCTGCTTACTGCTGACGCTGCCACGGTGCTACGGGCCCCGTACGTCACGGACAAGTACGGCAACACGACCACTCAGCGGGATTGGGCTAAGGCTGTCCGGTCTCCGCTGAGTGGCGTGTCTTTCCAGCCGGACGCAAGCACGGAGTCAACGGGGGACCGGGGCTCTGTGGTCACGGGTTACCGGCTGATCACTCGTCGCGGTATGGACGCTGACATTCTGCCGACTGACCGGGTTGAGGTCTACGGCATGACCCTTGAGGTTGACGGCGAGATTGGCCGTTACCGAACGGGTGGGCGCGTCCATCACGTTGAGGTACGACTCAAGAAGGTAGCCGGATGAGCAACGTTCGCATTACCTACAACTTTGATTTCATCCGGTCCCTACCCAACAACATCAAGACCGCTCACGTTGTGCTGAACGAGGCCAACCGAATGAAGAGCGGGATTGCGGGGGAGGGTGGTGAGGCTCGCGTTGATTCTCAGGCGGGTGGTGCTCGATTCCGTGCGGCTGTCATTGCCGGTTACGAGGATGGGGCGCATGCCGAGAACACGCGTAGGCAGCTTCTGAGGAACCTTGGGAGCGCGGATGGCTAAGCCGGTCGTGTTCTTCCCGGACGCCGTTCTAGTGGCGATCCAGTACCTACGGGGCGCCCTTGGTGGCGTCCCTGTCTATTCCCGCGTGCCTGAGTCTCGCCCGTCTGAGTTCATTCGGATTGAGCGCTTGGGTGGTCTGCGGAATTCCCTTGTGACCGACCGGCCTCGTATCGACATTGAGTGTTGGTCGGACAGCGAGGAGAACGCGGAAGCCCTTATGAGTCGGGCTCGCGCTTACGCGCTCGCTATGGCCGGTAAGCGTGGCGATACGACCGTTTACAACGTCGCTGAGGTCACGGGCCCTCAGTGGCTTCCTGATCAGACCTCCGGGCAGCCCCGTTACGTGTTCGCTGTTGAGTTCTCAACGCGCGCTCTGCCCGGTTCCCTCTAACGATTGGATGGTGTAGCCGTGGCCGGTGACATCAACAACCCCCGCCTATGGGAGGGTGCTGACCTTTGGACGGCTCCCGTTGGCACTGCCCTACCCGTGACGCTTGACGTTGCTATGTCGACCGTTGCGGATTGGAAGGCTGTTGGTCTTCTTTCCGAGGATGGTGCTAGCGAGGCTCGCGACGAGGACACGAGCGACTTTTACGCATGGGGCGGGAAGCTGATTCGTACTCAGCGCTCCAAGCACAAGCGGACCATTTCGGTTACGTGCCTTGAAGACAACCTAGTTGTGTTCGGCCTCGTGAACCCTGGTAGCACCGTCACTACGACTGCCGGTGTGAATACCCGCACCATCAAGATTCCCAAGAGCGAGAAGCGCTCGTTCGTCCTTGAGCTTATGGACGGCGACGTTAAGAAGCGTCGACACATTCCGACCGCTGAAATCACGGAGGTTGGTGAGACCACGCTCTCTGAGTCTGACCTACAGGCTTTCGAGCTGACTATCACCATCTACCCGTCCGTTGATGACGTCCTGTACCTGGACATTGACAACGACCCTCAGACGGCCGTGACCGAAACCCCGTAATACCACTTCCTGAATTCAGTACCTGATACCCCCGAATAGGAGCGTTCCCGTGCCCACGAAGAACGACGTTACCGGTAAGCCTTTCTCCGTTGAGTTCAATGGCGACACGTACGAGGTTGCCCCCGCTGAGGAGTGGGACCTAGACGTACTTGAGGCCATTGACGAGAACAAGCTAACCCATGCGCTCAAGGCGCTGCTTGGTGAAGAGCAGTACGCCACTTTCCGCGCGACGAACAAGAAGGTCAAGGATCTTGGCGCTTTCTTCGACGTTGCCGGTAAGCAGGTTGGCGCGGGAAACTCCTAAGCCTCCTCGCGTTCCTGCGGGAACACGGGGACGCTGTTGAGGCTGATCTAGCCTTTCGGGGTATTGACCTACTCGACATGTGGCGGG